GTCCAGTGAGAACCATGTCAGAGAAAGGCGAACTATTAGCCAAAGATGTTTGGTTAGCAGCGGAGATAGTCACAGCAGCGTTCAAAGACAACTGAGCTTGTGTAGCACCAGTGCTATCAAACTGAGCTTCAAACAAAACAAAAGGATCATCCACGACATACAGGTAGCGAACGCTAGTACGAGTACCAGCTGCAATGTATGCCTTCTCTAAAGACAAAGAGTTACCAACCAAGCTCACACCTGGATCAGCAACACGAATGCCCACAATAATGCCCAAAGGCAAAGCTGATGTAGTAGTTGCGCCACCCCACTTCTGGACATAACGAACACCGTTGGCATCCGAACCAGAAGCAGACATTACGCAATCACCGATTGCATAGCTATTGGTAGTGTCAGAGGTAGGGATAGCGTATAAACGACCCTGCTCATTCCACTTGCCACCTAGCAAGTTACCAACAGGACTAAACCCGTTGGCTTTGTTTACGTTAGCCATTTAAGACTCCTTTAAAACGTTAGTTAAGTTTGATCCCGTCCCTAGGGGTATAGAACGATGGATTGTCTCCAGTGATCCTACCCTTACGAACCGCAGCGTCAATAAGATTGTTTTTAGCCTGAAGCTCGGCTTGATCTTCCTCATACCATTCTTGCCGAATCTTCATCAGATATCCGTATTGCTCCGTACCTTCGGCACGAGGGTTTACGAGGTATCTAATTCTTTCTCCGAGGTCACCATTACGGCTAACCACATTCTCACTCACGCCTCCAACTTCATCAGGTCTTACAAACTCATAGCCGTTATCCAAGGCTTGTTGTATGCGTCCACCTGTGTCTGTAAAGACATGTAGGTGGTAACCGTCTATCTGTTGTTGGACACTTATCTTGGCTTCCGTGCCGTTAAACACGTTACGTTTTTTACGAGTTGTACCGTTTAGTGCTGGTGTAGGAGCAGACTCTGCTGCCTTACGTTCTTCCATCTTAGCTACTAGGCGGTCACGTTTTTCAAACTCATTTAGTGCGCGGGGCATATCAATTTCCTTTCAAGTTATTAAATTAATTCCAGTCAAAGTCAGCTACGTACTGTTCACGGGTCATAAGCTTTTGCTTAACAAACCGATCACATGCAGCCTTGGCTTCTGCGGGGAGGTTGTCATAGGTTTGGGCATTACTGCTGCTACCACGACTTGCTCTTCCTGAACCAGACTCCACTCGACTAGCGGGGCTTTTCTTTTCACCACCAAACTTTCCAGGGAACTCTTCTGCTAACACTTCATCAAGCTTTTCTAGAAATGCTTGTCCTTTTAGCAAGGGGAACTCTAATCGAAGGCTCTCACCAATACCGTTAACAATGCCAGTCATCCGTTTGTCTTGACCAAACCAAGTATTGCGATCTAACCACTGTTGTAACCCAGGGTCAATCTCAGTACTAGCTGGCGTTTCAGTCGGTGCCTTTTCAGCATCCTTAGCCGCTTGTTTAGCTTCTTTAAGTTCATCTTTAGCTGCATCAAGAGCATCATCTAAAGCATTGACTTTCTGTCCGTCTCCATCGCTAATTGCTTGAGCACGGCTTTCTTTAATCTCTTGGATACGTTTTTCGTAGTCCTGAGCTTTACGTTCGTAAGCTTCTCTTTGAAACTTTTTAAACTCTTCTGCTGCTTCACGAAACTCTTTGAGCTGTTCCTTTGTAGCGTTTAAGTCTTTAATAAGGTTCTCATTATTCTTACGCAGAATAGGAAGAATCTCTCGACCACGCTTTACAAATGTATCAGCATCAACCCAATCAGATTCGTTTCCACGAAACTTTTCTTTGGGAACCCACCCTTGAGATTCAGCCTCTTGGCGTACCTCTGGTGCAATTTCGTTACTAGTAACATTTTCTTCACTCATATCTTACTCCTGTGTTTTAAAGAATGTCAACTTATGTTTTAGCTAGGTAGGGATCAACTAGGTCTACGTCACCATCTAACGTGCCTGTGATGTCCTTGTCGTTAACCATTCGATAACTAGCCCCATCTTTACCCAAGTACAACAGACCTGCGTACTTAGCAAAGATTACCTTATCCCCAACCTTACACCAGGGAGTAGGTTCATCGGCATAACATTGATCGCCCATTGCAATAACAATCCCAGTGGTGTTAGCCATCTGCTCTCGTTCTTTGGACTTCTCTGTTGTCAAGATAATTCCCCCTTGGGAAACTTCTTTTACTTCTTGGGGCTTAATAAGCACCCGCCAACCTACAGGGTTAATACCGCTTTCATTGCTCATTTGTTTCTCTCTTTACTTCAAACAGGTCTTCATACTCTAAGTTCAAGATAATTGCGATTGCTCGGCATCTACCTTTAACCTCTTGCTCATCGTCAAACGAATTGTTGACTAGTCCTTCTTTCATGGCTTCACGGTCATTACTAAGCATCTTCATTAGACGTTTAGTTACTGGGTGATGTTTCCATTCATCAAAGTTGTCAGTACTTACTATTTCCATTCTCTCTCCTTTAAAAAACCTTTACTGTGGAAGTTGTGGCATCTCCATACTAGGTGTGTCACTTTCTTCTTTGCCAGCAGCCATTCTCTCGTAGACACTGTTCATAGTTTGGATAGCACTAAGAACACCTTCTCTACGCTCACGCTGTAGACCAATTTGCATATTAATTTCTTGAATACGCATTCTCTCGCCTTCAGTAACAATACCAATCTTGATTGCTTCTACTTCGGCTTCTAGCTTTTGAATTTGTGCTTGGTTCAACTCTGCTTCTCCCATTAATTTGAGGAGAGCCATCTTCATGTTGAGTTGATCTGATGCTTGCTTAGCTTGTTGTTTCATCTGTTCAATCTGTACTTTAGGATTGACAGGTGGAGGTACAGCATTAGGACCTTTAGGATCTGGAAGAATCCTATCAATGTTGGTAACTTTAATTGCTTTAAGGAATGTGTACTCAGCTTCGTATCTGTTGTACAGACCTGGTGTAGCAGCAACCCTAGCAGCAATAGCAGCAGCTTGGTTTAGACGTTGAGCATCAGATGTGATGCTTGGGTCAGCTGTAGGCATAACGTCAGTCACGGGACCTTCGTAGTCAGATGCCAACACAATGCCAGTACCTTTAGCGTTAGATACGTAAGGTGTGTTCTCAGTAACAAAGATTTGATTTAAGCGATACAGTTTACGGAACTCTTGTTTGAGACTGCGGTGAGTACGTTTAAAGATACCGTTAAATATCTTCATGCCTTGCTCAGCCATAGTACGGGTAGTTTCAGCAGGAGTATTCTGTCCAGGGTTTTGACCAGAAAGAATATCTACAGAACCACCAATACGTTCACCATAGTTGATGAGTAGGTTTAGCAATGTAAACAAGACTTGTGAAGGCTCACGTACTGGTAATGGAACAATACCTTTACGCAGATCATCTCCAGTAGTGTCTACGTGTTTCCACTCCATAGGATTGAAACTATAGTTGCCACCACGAAGCTTAATACCACGGCTAAGGAAACCACCAGCAGTATTAGCCATAGTTCCCGCATCAACCAATTGATTGATGATAGTGTTGATGGACTCATTAAGTGGTCCAAGAAGAACTCCAAACCCAAGGTCATAAAAACCTCCATCAGGAGATGGGATGAATGGGTACTTAGTAAAGTACTGCTCTGCTTTGATGCTTAGGATTACACCGTCTTCATTTACTTCAACATCATTTTTGGTGTATCTAGCAACAATACGAGCAACCTTTTTGTTGTCTCTACGCACATACACAATGTATGGTTCAGCGTATCCGTCTTTATCAAAGTCAATAAAGCAGTGCTGCTCTAACATTTCAATAGGAGTGCTAGAGTCATTAGGCTCAGGTGGTTGCATACCTTGAGCTTTGTCTTGAGCATTCTGTAATCCATTGCCCATAGCAACAGATGAGTACTGCTGCTGACGACCTTCACTCACACCATCTAACCACAACCCACGAGCAGTACGCTCATAGATTTCATTCTTAGTCATCTGAAGAATGTGGGTAACACGGCTAGATGTTTCTAAACTCTTAGTCCAGTAGTTAACAACTAAGTCTCTAGCCAATACATTCTCAGACACATTGTGTTTGCGTATTGGGTCATAGTAGGTTTTCTTAAATGCACAACCAATGATAGGCTGTGTAATAAGAACTTTGTCCATCTCTGATTCCCAATCTTCATCTTCTTCAAGAAGTTGGTAGGACATGTGTTGTTCAACACGAGTAGAACGCAAAGCACGTAGTCCATCTTTATCATCACCAACAACTCTGCACTTAACTGGTAAGTCAGAGTCAATCAAGACTGGATAACTACGAGCATGGTATTGCAGAGCAGCAATAGTAATAAGGGGGAACTTAACATTGGAAGCATTAGCCCAAGGAAAGTTTTTAGTCTCAGCTACTTGTAGAGCAAGTTTCAAAGAAGCTTCAGTGCGCTTCTCCCAAGAGCTACGAGATAGTAAGTCGTTATCAAAGTCTTTGACAACCTGCATACCAATCTTTTCCAAATCTTCTTTACACAGAAGTTCGGCTATGTTGGCCTCATACATGAGGTCGTCAATATTAAATGTATCTTTTAAATTCATGTCAGTACCCACAGACTGTAGAACGCCCAGAGTCTACTACATTACTTTCCCGAACATAAGCCTCGTACTCTTCTTCTTCAAGTTCTTTTTCGGTTGGAGCTTCCCACATCTTATCGAGCATTAACCCCAGGTATGCCCAAGCGTCAACCATGTCGTCATGCTTATCTCTAGGAAACCTGAGAAGCTGATCCTCAAAGTTTTGATACCACTCAGCGTCCTTATCGAACCTGCAAGCACCACTTCTCATACGAGCTTGGATACTTCTAGCACGGGTAAGCTTGTCTCCACTAGGCTTGAGTAGAACAGTGTTGATGAACTCACCCCGCTTAAGCATCTCCTCATTAAAGAAGGGTCCCAATGCTTTTTGAATGACACCTTGCTCAAATCCAAAGAGTACGGGCTTATATATCTTTTGAATCATAAAGATTGTATCTATGATCTCAAGACCATCCATACGCTCAGCTATGACATGTTTGCAGTACAACTTGCCTTCATCGTCCATACCCCCAACCACAAAGGCAGAGTAGTCAGCCCGTTGGGACTGGGATACAGCCAAGTCACAGGTAGCATAAAAGATTAACTTCTTTTTCTGATCTTCTGGCTTCATAGGCACAAAGTCAGTCTTCTTGAAGAAGGTATCCCCCACATCTAAGGGAACATTGAGCATCTCTTGAGAGTAAACGTCAGCTAA